CATCAGCCATGCTGGTAACCTCCGTTTAAGTGGTGGCATCCCACTCTAGATTGTCACGCCCATGTCGTCTATTCCGACTGTCACGCCGAACGCGTATATGAAAAGGGCTATCGCTGCTCTGCGATAGCCCTTCGTTTTACGCTTTGCTGTTGTTTGCTCTGCCGCTCTCGCGGTAGCTGCTGCGCATTCCTTGCATACGACCGTTCTCGTACCCTTTACTCGTCGTTGTGGACGTGTTACTTCCTGCCACACCACGCGGGCCGGTGCTGTAACATCCCGTTGCCTTCGCTGATTTCGACGTACCACCAGGACCGACTACTTTTCCTGTCGTTGCCATGCTATCACCCCCTTTCTATCGAAACATTCCTGCTTTGATATGGTCACGCACTTTGTGCCGGCTCCGCGTTTCTGAACGGTACCCGCACGATGGGCACACATAGCCTTGTTGGTGAGCAAGAGCCGCCTTCTCGCAGCGTTCACACACCAATAGATTAGCCGCCTGTCGGTCGAACCGCTGACCGGACTGCACTTGATTTTGCAGATATGATGCAATCAATGGATCGTTACCAACCGCGTGCATGAGGTATCGGGCTTCTGAGTCGGTGATATACCTAGCCATTGCCGTTCCTCCTCTGCTTTGGTGTGAAACATCCATTATGGCTATCCTCGTTTATGCAATCTCGCGTTATTTCTGCCATTCCTAGCGCTTCCATGTACGTGTATGCATCATATACGGTCATTGTCGTCCCATCTTTAAGCGAGAAAGTAACGACGTATTGATCAATATCATGAAAGTTCTCTTCGATATAGTTGATCAATCCTGTTTTCGACTCTGGATAGATTCGCTTAACGTCTCCCATTACATAACACCCCCCTGCAATGCCGCTATCAACTCAGGCGGTATCTGTGGCGCTGGCTGTGGCATTGGAGCAGAACCTGGCGGCACAGCGCCCATAGGTGGCGGCATGCCTTCTGCCATCTGCGGCGGTTGCATGCTCTGGTCGTTCTCGTCATCCAAGTCCATGCCTACTTGTTCACGCATGAACCGACGCATTTCGTTGCGCGTGATTGCTGGTCCATCCGGAAATGTGAGCTTCGCGAAATCCGTCATCATCTGCAGCATAAACGCTCGGTCATTCGGGAATCCGTTACCAAGGTTCAACTTGAAGTCGTAACGCGCCTCCCTTGTCATTCCCTCGCCGTTCTCGTCCTTCAGCTGCTTAATCGGTTCCTCGTCATCGAATCCTTCCTGTCCGTACATTGCATTAGGGACCATCATTGGAAGTCGTCGAAAGTCAGTAGGGTTGATGAATTTAAAGTCTGGTTTATCGCCGGCAATCCGAATCCACATTTCCGAATCCCAATTCTCCATGATCTCATCGAACAGGAGGTTCAGAACGTCTTCCCAACCGGCTTTGAACATTTCGTTTTTGTGTACGACTGTCTTTTGCCCTGCCTGTTGGAGCGCCATGATAGCCGCTGCTGCCGTGACTGCTCCAGGCTGTTCACCACGGTTGACGTCAGGCGTGCCCGCGATCAAATCAGCCTCTTGGAATGCCTTCTCGCGACGTACAGGTACATCCGGGCTAACAGGCGTGCCCTGCACAACATGGAATGAATTGTGGTCACGCATCGGAATGCGAAGCCCAGGCTTGCTTGTCCATTTGCGGAAATCGAATCCCTTGCCAGCTCCCATGCCAACAACAATCTGCGGATTACCCATTAGTCGCGCATTGATGCGAATCTGATCGTCCAATTCGTTTATAAGGTCTTGGGTAGGGATAAGTAGTTCAACGTCTCCCATGCCCCATGACGTGCCCCTGCGGAGGTAGCAATTGATCTTCACGAACGGGTAAAGGTTACGCCGCTGCAGTTTCTTCCCTTTCAGCGTCTTCCTGCTGTCTTCGAGCAATATGTCATTGGCTACGTGCAAACAGTAAAGCTCCCCGTCCTCGTCACGCATGTAGCATTCGAGAAGGAGAGCTTTTTGGGATGTATCAACATGTACTTCATCGGCTTCCGCGTCCGTGAATGTCTGATCCGGATCGTAAGGGACTGATACCTCGCGCCTGACAAACTTACCTTTAGGCCACTTTTTGCGGAAGAATGACAGCGGTTTAGGCACAGCGTGAATGATAAACTCGCTTTGCTGTAACTCATGCGCCCGTGTCACCTTCGGATCATCGAAGAAGTTTGCAGGGCTGACAATCTCGAACTTCGGCAGGCCCTTTCCATCGTCCTCGTCATGATCGAACCACACTTTGACAATCGTTGTGCCAAGTTCCAGCCGATCGTGCTCGCTGTCGTTGATTTTGGCTTTCAGCTTATTGCGGTATAGCACGTAGTCAACGAGGTTCTGCGCCTGCTCAGCGAACATATCGTCTGATGGCTCCCACCCCTCGGCGCTGCTGCTGTATGGCTTATCAATCAAGTCGGCTATCTGCGACTCAATGATACGGTGAATGACGTTCGTGACGCTGCCAGGGTGTTCCTCTGACTGCTTCGGGTTCTGGCGATTGTGCTTGTAGTCATCGCACATACGCCATATCTGCGGCAAATTAAGCTGCTGCTTCGCATCCCACGCCTCACGGAACATCTGCTGCACCCGTAGGGCTAAGTCACGTTCCTCGCCTGTCTGGGGTGCTTCTCCTGTCTCGCGGTCTGTCTTGTCCATAATATCCGTTGGCATCTACTCACCTCCTTGGTTCGAACGTGCCCCATCCTTTGTCATCTCCCGACGCTCTAGGCATTGGCCTGTTGCTCTCCATCTGTGCTTCTAGCATCATCACGCGGTCTTCTAGGTCGCGTATATGGCCCTCTGCACGTTTGTACTCGTCTGCCAGCGTGTCACGGTTATGCCGTAGCTGGACGAATTGTAGAGCCGCGTAGTAGGCTCCTGATCCGATGATTAGCACGATTAGGATACTTGTGAATGCTTCAATCACTGTAAGATCCCCTCTCAATGCCTTCTAAAAATTTATCGATGAAGGAACGGAATTCATTTTCTTCCATTGTCTCCATTAATGCTATCCGCTGCGGTTTATCATGAAATGCATGATTTTTAAAAAATTGAATCCATTCGTCTCTATGGTATTTGTGATCGGGATACTTTTCGTAATATTCCGTTCTTAACTCAATATTTACAAACGGGGTCTTCTCATGCCTAACTCGATAGTGCAAAAAGTAGTCTTCAAAATCGAACGATTGTCCGCACTTCTCACATTTCATTTCTACCACCCTTTACGAGTTTATAAATTGCATATAAAAGCACGATAAACATTACAACTATCATCCACATATGTTCACCACCCTGCGCTTTTGTACCAATCGCCGTCCTCATCGTCATCATGACGCGCTAGACCTTTCGGCACGTATGCGCCATCCTGCAGCACGAACTTGCCGCTTGTCTGCGGTAGTGGGGTTTGCGTGTCAACGATCTGCATGTCAAAGCTACCTCCATGCTGTTCGACAACCTTAGCGGCTATCGCGCAGGCCATAACCGTATCGTCGTGTGAGCCAGGCTGTGCGTTGGTAGCTCCATTTGCTTCGATAACGTACGTGCGCATCTCGGATAGAACTTTGCTGCTCTTTAATCCGAGTTTTCTTCCACGTACCAGCGAAGCCAGATGATTGATTGCCAACTGCTTGCTCTTTTCTGACGACCACCAGCCGAGTTCTTCCTTCACCTCGTCAGTAGCCTTGTTTAGCGTTGTGCGCTTGTATAGGTTCCAGTAGGTCTCTTTCAGCTTGTTAATGACCGTCAGGCCGTGGTTGTTTTCCTCGACCGCTATCATAGCCTCGCCGTACCAGTTACCCAGTTTCTCTAACTCATATGCGAATAGGTCAGGATCGATATGCCCATGCCACATGGCCGCTATGTTGTAGTCAGCATCCATGACCACGCCGCAGCTGTAGTCGCCCGTTTCAAGGCCCTTGGCAACGTCTGCTCCAATGTAGTAGTCTTTGCCACGCTTAGGACGTTCCCACACCTCTAGGAATCCGTCAGGATTGACATGGAAACCGTTGTCCAACTCTCCGACCGTACCGGCAACACACTTGTTCTTGTACTCGCTCAGTGCCTCACGATCAAAGCGAGGACGACCGGATACAAGGAAAGCTTCCTCATCGTCAGAAGGGTACTCCTGTTTGAATGTCTCAGGATCGCCGCCGCAGTTGTTCTTGATACACCAGCGACGCCATACAAGCTTCCTGTGCGTGATCTGCGGATACTTCTTCATTAGCTCGCGTTCTTCTTCTGTCGGCGTGAATCCGTCGGGTACGTCCATCTCGTATGCCGGTTCCTCGAACCACGCAAAAAAGAGCGCTACGAAGTCGGATTCCCCTTTCTTCGCACGCTCCCATTCCTCGTAGAAGTATCCCCCTACGCCGTTCGCTGTTGATTCGAGTATGACCATTGTGTTCGGTGTATTCGGCACCGCTTGCATGAGACCGAGCATAATCGTTTTGCCGTCTCGCCAGAAAGCAACCTCCGACGCATGCAAATTGTGAATCGTTGCCGAACGTCCTGCACCGAGGTTGTTGGCTGTTGCTATCTTTATGCGAGATCGTAGTCCTGGACTGTTGCGTTTCTCTTCCGGATCAAGCGTCGGGTTCTCGAATAGCACTTCCTTGGCATTGCTGGCTTTCTTCATTGGCTTAAGCTCGGTCGGAAGCTCGTCATAGAATAGCTTCGACATGTTGAACAAGTTGGTCGATGCGTCGTCTTCATGCGCAACGATGAGACTGTTCGTCAGCTTCGTCATGCTGGTCGAGTGGAATATGCGTCCCTCTGTGTACGTTGACGCTCCACCCTGCCGATACTTTAGGATGATGATACGAACCGGCTTGCCCTCTGCCTTCAATTGCTCAATGGTTGCGTCTATCTTGTACTGCATGGTGTTCAGTGAGAAGTTGACTAGTCTTCCGTCCTTGGTCCGTATCTTCAACATTCGCGGAGCGTAGAATGTGAAGTCGTCTCGTAGCCGTTTCAGGTTCTCTAGCGCTTTGGTACTCATGATAGTTTCTCCAATAGCGATTCAACTGACAATGTACCGGACAATTCCAACTTATCCTTGAACATGCCCAGGTGCTTACCTACATCAGCAAGCGCAGCTCTAACAACGGGAGCTTCTGCTGTTTCAATCAATTCCTTGTATTTATTCAGTACCCATTCCTGCGTCATTTCTGTCTTTTCTTGAAGCAATGATTGCCTTTTTTCAATTTCTGCAGCTATGTCAGGTTTAGTCAAGTTTTCATGACCTATAGCCCTTGCCGTGCTTTCGCTGTATCCTGCCCTAATTGCCGCCTGCGTAGCATTGAGGTCAATCAGGTATTCATCGACAAATCGTTGTTGTTTGGCCGTCAATGCCATATCATCCACCCCCCCTACGTTGGCAATATTATCTTCGGTCTGCTATCCTCTACAATCGCAACAAGTGACTGTGCCCATGCGCTGCACAACTCTGGTGTTACCTCTAGCATGCAGCCATCATCAGCATGTGCTTGCAGTACACTGGCGATCTTTATGAGGTATGCTTGATGTTCCTGTTTCATTGTCTTACCTCCATACGCAAAAGAGCCGTACCCGAAGGTACGACTCTGTGCAGAACTTACTGTATTGGACAATGTACTACGTCGCCTCAATGCACACATGGGATCGATCGTCATATGGACGCTCGTTAGCGCTCGCCGCGTGCTGAGTGATTTTATGTGAAGCGCTTATGCGCGTGTCACCTTAATTACGCGGTCACGGGCCATTCTCCCGTGAATGGATAGTCAGGGAGTTTAAACCCTCAAGTATGAACTACCGTTTCCGGCCTTTGCGCTTGCCTTTTCAGGTACTACCCAAGCTTACGCTTACGTCTCTCTTCCGCCACCGCGATAAAATAAATATATCTGGTAATTTATACGATGCGCGTACCAGCAATGCGCTAACCTCGGAATGAGGTTTCGTCGCCCTACGCTATTGCGAGTCATCGGGCATTATCCGAATTGGTTAGAAGCCGCATAACCGGCGACTGCGCAGACAGCCATCGCTGATCTGTTGCGGCTTCCATGTACTAACTTTAGCATGTGTCAATCACACTTGAATCACAAATTAATCACAAAATATCCACTCGCATACGGTGTTCACGATGGTGCATGTGTTCACTACCTGGCCTTGTTGGAATGTGTTCGATCTGCGGCACTTCTAAGAATCGGAAGCATACCGCCATTTTGTTCAACGCCCGTTTGTGTGTGGACGTGATCGTGTTTACGCTGCATCCTTTCCGTTCTGCAATCTTCCGCAGCTCCACGCCTTCCATCCACTTTAGCCGCAGTACGCTTTGTTCGTCATCAGTCAGCGTGTCTAACGCTCCGTCTACCTCGCTAATGAACGTCTTGTACGCGCTATAGTCTAACCTATCCTGAAAGCTAGTGTGCCCCATATCGCCCATACGAGCGTTAGGAGCGAAGAATAGTTCTGGCGCTCCCGATCCGCTCGGCATTGCGTCGTAATTGGCTACGCCTGCCTGTGGATGTGGTCTGTGCCGCTCGTACTGGTTAACCGCGTAACGGTAGGAACGATATTTTTTAAGTGCTTCGGTTATCTGGTCTTTGTGCATGGTTTTCACTCCCTGTAGATGATTCTATTTTCGGCAGATTATCCTGCATATATTTCATCCACCATCTGTGCTCTTTTTCTAGTCTTTCCCGCATTGACTTCCCGATATCTTCATGATTAAAGAGCTTACTGTAATCTGCCAATCGTTTCACCCCTCATATGCGAAAGGAGCCTCACGGCCCCTCTCTCTAATCATTCCTTCTCCAACACGAATGTGGGAGGTTTCATAGTGATTTGTTTAATTCTCATGCACTCTTCGAATTGCTTGCGAACGTCAACTTTTGAATGTTCTGGGATGTTTCGATCTTTAAGTATAGTCAAAAGATACCTGATCATATCATCCAAGTCCTTATTCTCCGACTCCTGATGAATGATCTCTTTCACTCGATATCCCGATAAAATATCCATTCTTAAATCCTCCCATTACATTGGTTGGATATATTATACCACTACTCCAACTCCAACGATTTGATCCACTCTTGCTTCGAGCGCAAGGAGTCTGCTTGTGATTTCTTCTGGCGATAATAGTATCGTTCCAGGTACGGATTCGGTTGGTAGTTCTCCAAGTACCGCCGTGGGAAAATCAATCGTGGGCGGTTCTAGTACGCTGCTGTCGCCCAATGTGCTATCCGGTATAGCGTTTGTTTCGCTCGGCTGAACAGGTTCGTTTTCGCTTGCTGCTTGCTCGGCGCGAAATCGGCTGGCCTCTTCATCGGTGACCTCCCGATACTTGCCTTTTTCGAGATAGCCAAACTCGATTGGTTCGCCTGTCTCGACCAACTTTGCCGAGAACCTTTTACCAAGGTTGTCCAATGGTTTTACATCGTAAATCGGGATACGACTAGCTCTCAGGCGTTCTTGTGCCTCTGCAGCATCATAGTTAACGTTCGTATCTTTAGGCTTCGCAATATTTTCAAGCTGGTTTCGCAGGTTTTCGTTATCTGCTTTCAGCCGTAACTTTTCTTCTTTCTCTTCTTCCAGTAGGTTCGCAGCGGCTTCGTGCTTTGCCGTCAAATCGGCGATTGTATCCTTTGCTTGGAACAACTCATTACGCAAGCTTTGAGCCTCTTCTCGCAAGGAAGCATTCTCTGAATCGTGTGACGCTTTCAGAGCTGAAACAATCTGCGCGTGACGTTGTGCCTGTTCAGCAAATAGCTTTTGAATCGCGATGTACGATACCTGATATGCGTCCTCGTTCATCCATGCACGCATTGGCATTGTTTCATTGTTGCCAATATCGATAGCTTCGAGCAGCGCGGACACTTCTTCTTGTGCCGCTAAGCCAACATCTTCGAGCGTCGCCAGCTCCGCACGCTTTGCCTCCAGTTTTC